AGAACTCCAACCTTGACTTTTGGCCCAGTGTAAAATACCGCAAAATAGTTCTTCATACAGCTTCTGGGTAGCAGCAGCAATGTCAAAATAGTCCTGCTCTGTAGTTAGATCAGGTCGCCACCACATACACCCTCTATGTAAATTGTCTTTGAATGTTATAGGGTCGCCGTTGACGTTGATAAAATCTTCTTTTATTCCGGCGTATAATCTATCAGGGTCACCATAGGCTGCCATACCCATGAGAATATATTCGTCTTCCTGTGGCTTTAAGCCAATACGCTGTGTCATAGCACTATACCATAATCCTACACTGTGTGGATAGGTTTGTGAATATTTCTTTTCTAATTTATCACCCTTGCCATGCCACATAGTAAGTGTGTCAAATTCTCCTATGCTATCAATACAAATAACAGTAGCATCATTAAAATCGCTAGTATAGTAGCCGGCAGCAGCGTGGCTGAGATGATGATCAATATAAGTAATAGGACAAACAATTCCATAATTTTTCAAATACCTCTTGATATTGTTTTCACGTAGATTAATTCCTTGCCCTGCTCTAAATTGTCTCCATGTTTTCACCAGTGGACGTTCATACCAATACACACGGTCTGGTTCACCCCAACGTTTAGCATAGTCAATTAATTGACTGTTCAAATGCGCATCATTCTTTACACCACTGAAGCGTTCGCTGTGGCTGGCAAATTCTAATCCGTCTTTTGTAAATACAGCTAAAGCAGCATCATGGCTGTTAGCACTAATACCCCATTCAATCATACTTCTATATCTATAATTTGTCCTTGGACTTCTAATTCGCTGACTGTGCTTAGATCTCTGTTGTATCTAAGAGCGGCCTGCTGTCTAAGATCAGCAATTTCTTGCATACGATCTTCTATTGCTTTTTGCCAAGCTAGTTTTACTTCTGTCCTGCTTGCTGCTTCAACTACACGTCTACGATCTTTTTCTATAGGAGGTGTAATGTTTTCGCTGTTTGCGTAAACTTGTTGATGTCCGTATAGTTGTGCTTGTATTTGTTGTTGCACATTAAACGGTGCCCCGTTTGTAGGTAGTGCTTTCATATCAACTCCTGTCTATTGCCATCTGCATTAATTTTTCTGGTAAACTACATAACCAAATATATGGCACCCAGAATAGAATGTTATAGATTATTAGTTCTGTCATTGTGAACTTTCTCCCAATACTCGTCATTTGTCATCAGTGGACGTTTTGCTATTTCAGCTTCATGTGCTATTCTACGTTTACGTGCTTGACGTATACCCCACCAGAAATATAATCGCCAAAATAACTTTGTATCCATTATGCGTTTTTTGATATCCATAACCTATCCAATACAAAAAACCATACAGCATTTAACAAAGGTTCTACTACTGCATCTGTTAATGCAATATAAAAAGGTGCACCTGTAAAATACATAACACATCCAGCAGCAATAAGAAAGTGTCCTATTGTGTATACTATAGTGCGTAACAGTGTGCCTTTTAGTGCTTGATATGACCTTGTAAATTCACTCATTTGTAAATAAACGGATCTCTTTTTCTTAATTCTTTTAGACGTTTTCTATATCTACGTTCTTCTTGTATTTTTGTATAAGGCCAAATAAGTATTTGCCAAATTTTCTTTAAGTAAACCATTTTTTAGCTCTCAATCTAATTTTAAGTGGCGAACTCTCTGCTGAATTCGCAATACTGTATAATGTATATAGCCTTCCATATTTTGCTACTGCATCACCTATGTCATTTATTCCTATATCCCAATCTGGCATACTAACATGCCAACCTCGATCAATAGCTTGTTCAACTAGTTTAGCACCGGCACGATCTCTGTCGGGCACAACATATATATCCTTGCCCAGTCTGTTGAGTAGCAGTGCTTGAGCATCATTTATATCACTGCCTGTAAGTGCGCAACCGTCAACATGTAGCGCATCAATAGGACCTTCGCATAGTATAGTAAACACCTTGTTGTGCCCTTGTTCGTCTAAATTAAACACAAAACCTGGCTGTGAGTCAGTAAGATACTTTACTCTATTATCCCCTACTGTGCGGGCTGTATAACCCACTACACGCCCCTCGTAGTAGAAGGGTATAATAAGTCTATCTCTATAAGCAAGTGTTGGCGACCAGTGATAATCTATGTCCTCAATATTTAAATCACGTTCTAACATATACTGAAAGCAACGTGCGATTCTTTCATCTAAATGACCAGCCTCTGCCCACATGTGTTTGGACAATGGCTCTGCACCTTCTGGTAGTTGTGTTGTAGCAAATTCAGGTAGTTCAACTCTGTGCTGCTGGACTTCTACACCTTCGTTTTCACGCATAACATCTAGTGCTAGTTTTGTAATATCAGCATCAGGTGCGTTTAACCATTCTAACAGTTTCTTAAACTTGTAACTTAGATTACGTCCTGGTTGCCAACTTGCTTTGAAGCCACAGTTGAAGCAATGATAACTTACCAAGTCACCTTCATATATTACACCGCCACGTCCTCTTGTGTCTGCATTTTCATTGTTATGCACACAACAAGGCGCATTAAAACTAGTCCACCCACTGGGTGTTGTTTTGCGCTTTGCAGGCAGATATAAAGTCAAGGTGTCAGATACGATGCTCATAATATAATTATAGCATCATGTAATTACAATGTCAATGATTAAGTTTTATACTTGCGATATTGCCGTCAGTCCAATTTTCTACATAAGCTCTTACCCAAACGTAATTACCTGTAAAGTTATAGATAAAACTGCCACTGCTACCGGTATATGTTTGGTCCGTGGCACTTACATCAAACCAGTCACCTGTATCTGGAGTGGTTGCCAAACTTGCTTGAATTACAATACGGCCTCTAAAAGTATTGCTCTTACCGTCGCCACTTAGATTGTATTGTATTGTGTGCAACCCATCTGCTCTACTGTAATATCCATCGCCTTTGTATTTGTCACCGGTCACTGTTTGCGCACTGCTGTCGCCTGGATGAGATTGTAAAGATAATATTGTTTCACTATTTGCGGCCATACTGTATTTACCTTAATTTCTAATTAGCACCTTAGTGACTTTGTTTGTAGGATCTGCTGTTGCTTTTAGACGTAGGTAACTGAACACACCGTTTAGATTAGCAGGAACAGGTTGAGTTTCAGTGCCTGTAAATGTTAATGTATTCAATGTTGTCCAATTATTATTACCTGTGATTTGGTTATCTAACGTGCCTTGTATTTCAATATCGCCTATATATGCATTAGTGTATACAGCAATTGTATGTAAAGCATCATTTCCGTTTAATCCTGGTTGTGCATCAATTTTGTTAACATCATCGCTGCCCGCATACCAAGCACTATTTTCTTCGTAGAAATTAGTAATTTCAATACTACTCTTAGGGCCAGGATATGCAGCACCGTCAAGATAAATTATTCCAGCACTTTCAAAATTTCTATCAGCGTATGTAACTGTGTTTGTTGTTCCGTCTGACATATAGATGTTGTAATGTAGATATTGTTGATTCAAATTTAATAAATCATTTTCAGTAATAGTTATAGCAAACATTCCTTTTAAACTGGCAGAGCTTCCATCGTCTTGAATTGTGCAAGCACGTTCTAATATTTTGCTATTGTTTTCATCAAACACTACAATATATGGTGTGTTGGTTACTCTTACTGGTTTTTGGTCTGCGTTTAAATATCTAAACTGAATTGTATTATCTATACCTCTATAAATTTTTAATTGTCTACTATACACTGGTCTATACTCCACGGTGAACCCAGAATCGTTAGCGATTACATCTACTTTGTTTTCGACTAAATATCTAGGAATAAGTTGCATTGGGGATCCTTTTTTGTATAAGTATTTATCGGCATGTTATTAAAAGAAATAGAAGATCAGTATCCGTATATTAGTGTAGTCGCATATGGCGGACAAGAATACGTGGGCATAATTTCAAATCAAGATCAATTTGTTACAAGTATGTTTGTATATACAGTTTTAAAAACTGAGTATGATAAAAAATTACTTTTAGATTTAGGTGATGTCTGGTGGTGGGAATCCAACAGAATGATTCCAATTAATATATTTTTGAAAAAAGAAATTGAAAACTTAAATTATTCTTTATTAACTATGAACAGTAAAAATGTTAAAATTGTTATTGGACCATGTGTAAATGTAAACAATTTAGCAATAAAAAGAATAAAACGTAAAAGTGTGCAACTAATTAAAAAAACTGTTAAGCAGTAAATTGTTCACAAATTAAATTCATATGAACTACAACACTTACAGCATATGCAACTGCATGTGCTTTTTTAAAGTAGTAACTATTATCCTCTGGCTTTTTCCATACTTCTGTTTCGATCGTTTGCCATGTTTCGTTGACAAGATGCCTCTTCGCAGGCCGTATTATCGCTAACACTGCTGCTAGTTGTTCCACCGATATCGGCTTGAGCTTTCTTAGTATCTCCCCATGTCCGCTGACGTGAAACAGCAAGTTGGTAAAATCGTCGTGCTCCAGTAAGTCCCATTGTGGTTCCTTTTCCATTAGTTTGGTTAGGTGTTGTTCATCTTTAACATCATTGTAGATACTTACATTCAAAAAGTCAAGTTTGAAATAGCCTCTGTCTTCTGCTGTTTTGTAATCAATAGTAGCTAAATTGTCCACAGGATTATGAGGACACTCTGTGACATATACACCAGTGTTGTGTTTTTTACCTGTATCTAGTTTTGCTACACGATGAGGTATTTTTTCTAATATAACACTGCGATCAGCAAAGTCTATATCAATATCTGGCATATCATTCCTAAATTAAAAATAACTGTATCATTGCAATACTGTTCATAACAACAAACCAAGCACACAATACTATTGCAAATGCTGCTTTACGAATCACAGTGCTAATAACTCCAAGTATACTTCCTAACAAATACATTGGAATAAAAATCTCAGTAGCAGGATCTAAAACTGTAAATGTTAAAACAGCACTTGCTGCAATTAATATTGTTGTTTCTGCCATTTCACAATAAAATGCAACAGGTGATAGTCTATAACTTTCTTTACAAAAGTTTACAATATATTTAATCCAATTCTCCATTGCGCCTCATTTCTGCACGGATTTTTGTTGCACTTATGTTGTGTATTTCTTGGCCTAAGTTATGTTCGGTAAAAGTATAACCAACACCTCTACCATAACTGATATCAACAATATTGGGCACTATCATAATAACATATTCTTTGCCGTATGTAAAGCCCTCTTTTTGTAATTCTTTTTTGATATTTTCTTCGACATCTGTAACAATAAATGGGTTATCGTCTTGTATCATAGTTCGTCCACCTGAGGCATCTTGATCTTGTGGAACAGTTCTAATCATAATACAAACTTGTCCTGTTTCTGCTAGAGCACGTTTGAATAGTTCTGTATGACCTGGATGCCAAGGTTGCCAACGTCCAAGCATTTGTGTAGTAGGTTTAAATCTATCAAACATTATTTCTTTCCATCCATCTTTTCACAACAGGCAAAAGTTGTTCGTGTGTATCGTTAAACCAATCTTCTACGTGATAATCACAATGAGCAGGTGCTACAAACATTTTGTTTGTATCTTCAAATCTACCTTCTTTGATTGTGTCCATCCATACAGTAAAGTCAGCATTGAATTCCATACGTGCTTGATCTGTGGGCGCAACAAAATCAGCAACAGCAATCTTTCCTGCCCGCACAACACCGTCTGCTAGGTAACGCATACGCCACGCTTGGCGCATCCGTCCTTCTGGTGTAAAATCCCAGTCTGCATAATGACTGCGTATTTCATCGGCATTGATATGCACACCGCCTATAAGTTCTGCAAACGGTTTAGCAAGGGTAGTTTTACCACTCCCTGGTAAACCAAAAACTAATATTTTCATTTTTCCTCCATCAAGTTAGGCAAACATATTTTCCATTGATCTTGTATTAAAGCAAAAGTTTTTCGACCATTTATATATACACCGTCTTTTATTTTTTCAACACGAACACTTTTATTTTCATACAAACTTTGACAACGAGATGCATAGTATTTGTTTTTAAAATGCGCTGGTATATTTTCATTTACTAATATTTGCAATTCCACATCATAGCTTAACCATAACAGTTGATTTTCTACTCTGTTGTCTTTAAAAATAACGTAATTAAGTTTTTGTTCTGGCATATAAGGAATACATAATAGTCTTTTTATTCCAGGTTCCAGTTGCATATAATTTTCTTTTCTAAACAAACATATAGGATCCTCTATTTTTTTATCTACGTAAAGCATCAAAAATAAATCAACCCAAGACTTGTGATGGGTATCTACAATAATTGCATCTGTGTTATTAAAGGTTTTTTCGATCAGATTGTTCCATCTATTTTGAACTACTAAATGATGAAACTTTTTATAAAAATTGTATGAGCTTATTCTGTAAAAATTAAACCAAATTTGTTTTTTAGCTTCTAATATTTCTTGACGAGTTGTGATAGGTAAATTCATAGCTGTGCCTTCGCAGCTATTGTTTTTACAAGTTCTACATCTTTAGATTGTCTTTTAAAACGCATAGCCCAATGACTTGGATCTAACACACTTCCAAGCATGGTTAATTGTTCTTCATTTAAATTAGAAAGTGCTTGTTTTCCGCTTTTACAATTTAAAACAAGCCACGGTGATATTTTTCCATCTTTAATATCCCATGTTAATCTATTACTACTTACATATGAAAAATAATGATTGTATACACTTGACTTTTCTTTAGCCCAAGATTCCATTGTGCTAATACTACGTTCTAGTGCTGTTTCAACTCCTTCTTTGCGTATTAAATTTATTGCATAAGATTCATACAACTCGTTTCGACACCAGTGATCGAGTTTAACATTACTTGTAACTACGTAATCAATATACTTGTCAGGATACAGAGGACGCACATTATTAACAAAACTACCAAACTTAACAAAGGCATTGTAGAAGGATGATTTAACAAAGTCTTCATATGTTTTTTCATTTTTGTGTCCTGCACTTAATTTATAAAATCTTTGGAATGCATAAAAACCTACCTGTGTTGGTTTTTCATCTTTTTGCAGCCAACGTCTCTTAGGCTCACATACGTGAGCTAACAGTGTGCTTTCTTTTACATAACTTTTTCCACAGTATTCGCATGTGTGTTTAGATGTCGACTTTGTCAAATCCATGTTGCTCAGCAAGCTCTTTGATTTCTTTTTTTGTAGATATTCTAGCAAGTGTTTCTACCTCATCCATTTTCATTTCTGGATATATTTGTGCCAACAGTTTTACGGCTTTACTGCTGTCGTCTTTCTTTTTCTTCAACCCTATCCAAGGATGGAATTGTTTCTTTCCTGTTTTGCCAGCAACACATAATAGTTGCCATTGCAGTTTAACATGATTGGTGCCGCCTAGCACATTCCAATTTTTATTGTAGTATTCATTAATCTTAAACACTGCAAGTGCAGTTTTTTCATAGTTGCCTTTAACACTGCTGATATAACGATTGAGATTCCACAAATCGCCTTTGATATCTTTCTTGCCATCTTCGCCGGCAGCATCATACAGTTCTTTGAAGCCCATGTCAATGCTTGGGATAAGTTCTTTGAATAAGTCTAATTCTTTGTTAGGCATTTTGTTTGTGCCACTTCACTACATCTTCTGGAGAGTTGATTTCGATGCCATCAAACTCTACTTCTACTACACCAATTTTTTGTCCGTTTTGTATCCAACGCAATTGTTCTAGTTTTTCAATATCTTCTTCTGGAAACTTTGTGCTTGTTGTATAAACAATCTTTGACTCTCTGTTATATCCGTATACACCCAAATGATGATCTCCATATTCTAAACTAGCACGTAAGAACCAATGCGCTCTACCTCTGCTGTGTATCATTTTAACACTGTTTGGATCATTTCGCAAGTTAAAATCCATTGGTGTATAAGCAGTTGCTACATCGCTGTGCTGTAATGCGCCTTCTACAGCACGGATAATTTCAGGTGTAATGTCAGGCATATCGCCTTGCACATTTATATATCTATCATATTGTAAAACTTCATCAATAACACTCATACACCTGTCGGTGCCATTTGCCAGTCTGTAGTCTGTCATTATAGCACGATCACCAAACAATGCCATTACTTCTTCGCTGTCAGCCAATACATATGTATCCAATCCAGTCTCAACACATCTGTCATACACCCGTTGAATCAATGGCACACCGTTGAGTGGGCAAAGCATTTTACGTGGTAATCTTGTGGCATTAAGTCTAGCGGGTATTAGTATTGCTGTGGTCACCGAAAACTCCTTACAGTTAGATTTATTTGATATAGTTGACGAACTGTTTCGGCAAAGTCTTCTAGTCGTAGCATGTTAGGTCCATCACTAGGTGCGTTATCTGGATCAGGATGAACTTCTAAGAAAAAGTTATCAACGCCCATGCCAGCAGCAGCACGAGCAAGAGCTGGAACATAATCCCTATTCCCACCACTACTGTCACCTTGGCCTCCTGGCTTCTGGACTGAGTGTGTGACGTCAAATACCACAGGAACAGGAAAATTGTCACGCATATACTGGATGCCAGTAAAATCAGTGACCAAAGTATTATATCCAAAACTAGTTCCTCTCTCTGTGATCCAAACTTCTCGAGCGCCTTCAGTTTTACTTAGTATGCCTTTGACATCCCAAGGTGCTAGGAATTGTCCTTTTTTAATGTTGACAATACAATTGGACTTACATGCTTCTACAATTAAATCAGTTTGTCTACACAAGAAAGCAGGTATCTGTAATACATCTACTACGCCTTTACATCTACTTATTTGTCCTACAGTGTGAACATCGGTTAATATTTTAAAACCAGCGTCTCTAATCTTTTGAAAGTCAGGCAGTGTGTCATCAATACCTACACCACGCTTACCAGACATACTGGTGCGATTTGCTTTGTCATAACTTGCTTTGAAATAATATTCAATATCAAACAAATCACATACACGTTTACACTCTGTGGCAATTTCTAAACTTTGTTCTAGTGACTCGTGTTGACACGGTCCAGCAATAATTCTCATGTTAGTCTCCATCCTTTATAATATAATAGAGATTTAATGTTTTGTCAAGTTGTTTTCTTAGTGTAGGATATTCATCTGCTAAAGCAAATAAATGTTTCCATTGATCATAACTTACTATGCCTAGAGCCTCGTTTACTGCTTCTGGATCTCCGCCTATTACCCAACGCCCGTTGTATGTGGTCTTTTTGGGCTCGTCTCTAAATCTAGCATATACAACACCATTGGCACGTTCGTATATTAAACTTTCGTGTGCTAGATCTTGTTTGGGCGGACATTCTATTATCATTTGCGCATACCTGAAAATGTTGTGGTTTTTAATTTTTCGTTGTCATTCTTGATGCTGTCAATAAGATCAAATTCAAGTCCGTTTTGTTTTAGAGTGTGCGCCAGTGCTGCTACATCTTTGGGCAAGCACATTCCTCCGTAGCCACGCAATCTATTGTTTACATCCAAGTATATGTTTTTGGTTTTGCCTGTTTGAACATACGCATCTTTGACTTGTGAATAATCACAATCAAACTTTTCACACAATTCGTAAAACACATTGGCAAACACAATACGCAATGCCGCATAAGAGTTGTTGAAGTATTTTAATATTTCAGCTTCTGTTGGTGCTAGTTGTTTAACTGCTTTGGGTAGGTGTCCGTGTGCTTCTACAATTTTTTTATACACATACGGATCATCTGTTCCAATTGCTAATAATTCGTGATTGTTGATAAAGTCATCTGCTGCTGCTCTTTCACGCAAAAACTCTGGAGCACAACAGATTGTTAGTGACGGATATTCATCAATCATGCGTTCTGTAAACCCTGGCTCAACTGTGCTGCGAATACACACAACACCACCATAGTTGATTTGTATCAGATCTTGTAGCACACTTTCAATTACCGTAGTATCACAAGCACCGTTTGCCTCTGGAGTAGGCAAGCACAAGAACACCACTTCTGTATCTGCTAGGTCTTTTATCTCAGTATCAAACTTGATGTCGTGTTCAACAACATCATGCTCTAACAATCTAAAGCCTGTTGCGTTTGCGTTTCCTACAACGCCCATTCCAATAATACCTAGTTTCATAATAAACTTTCCACTGTCTTTTTAAGCCCTACTTCCAAAGGCGTATAATCTGTAAATCCTGTAAGTGTTTGCACTAGTGTTGTGTCAGGACATCTACGAGTAGCACTGCCTTTTGGTCCAGGCAATATTTCTAACCTGTCTGGATTAATGCCTATATAACCCATTATCATTTTTGCAACTACCGAAATACTGATTTCGTTGTCGTTGCCTACATTCACAGTTTGATTACTTCCTGTTTTAATTAACACGTCTGTCATACGCACAGCATCATCTACATAACAAAAACTTCTTGTGTCATTGCCGTTGATGTAATACTCGCCTTGCTTACAGCGTTCTACAAATTCATTTACAAAGTGATCAATCTGTCCTGGTCCATACACGTTAAAGTAGCGTATGATGAGATATTCTAAACCACTGTTTGCTACCAAATTTTCACCTAGAGCTTTCGGAATGCTATAACTCCAACGTGGGTTTGTAATGTCATTATACATCACAGGCACTGATTCGTCTGTGGGCACATGATAGTATCCGTTGTCAATTGTGCTGTTGAATATTTCACAAGTGCTGGCAAATATGAACTTAGTTTTTGTGCTGTGATAGCGTTTTATTAAGTTTATAGTTGGCAGTGTGTTGTTGATACAAACATCTGTTGGATGTTGATAGAATAATTTAGTGCCGTTGGTTGCTGCTAGATGAACAACTACATCAGTGTCAGGCAATTGGTTAGCCACGTCAGAACATTTTAAATCACTTTCAAAACCATCTTTTTGATCGTAACCAATTACATCATATGTATCCTTTACATAGTTGTAATAATGACTGCCTATGAATCCTTTATGTCCGGTGACTAATATTTTCATACCCAATTTGCCTCTTCTAATGTTTGACTAATAGTATAATGATCTTTTGCATTTTTGAATGTATGGTGGATGTCAATATTTCCATTCATATGCTGTATCATATAATTAGCAAATTCTCTGTTTTGAGTATCACTCATATGGCAACATCTAAAGTCATTGTGTTCTGATAATTTTAGATGATTCCAATCAAGTCTACTAATGTTTATCATTCCTACATCACTACGATTAGGAAAAGGAAATGCATATACTATATGCGCATCAGGCCGACGATATAATATACTATCTATATAAGCGTTATGATATACAATATTACTATCATAATTTTTTATTTTGTTAATTTCGTTTTCTATAAAAGGCCAGATTTTTTTATTGTATTTTTTAAAACTTTTTAATTCTGTTCTGTCCATTTTATCTATATTTGAAAATTTTATATCTTCTATATCTGCATCTTGGTAAAAAGCTATATGCACAGATTTATTATTTTCTAAAGTAAAAATACTGCCTCTGTGAAAACTACTAACAATAAAAATAATTTTGTCAAACTGTTTGTGTGTTTCTAAAAATTTATAATAGGAATAATCAATACTACTGCCGCCTTTATTAAAACAACGAAAATCACTGTTTATATAATCAACCCACGAATCACCTGGCTCTGCATAACTATCTCCGTATATTCCTATCATTCAATTAACCTTTCAAAATACCCTGACACTAAATTTTTTTTAGTTGGACCTTTTTCGTGTGTTAAAAATTCATTCATTGGACAATGATTTAAAGGAGTATGTGTGTCTACATCATACATTGTAAATGATAAATCATTTACATTTTTAAATTTTTTTGCTGCATACATGCATACTTGTCCGTCATACCATCTTTCAATTTCTTTTGGTTTTTGTTCATATGATACCTTATATTGTTTAACAAACTCTTTGTAATCTACATGATTCTGGTTTACTACAACAAACCCAGATTCTGCACTTATACCTAAATTTAAATAATCGTGACTAAACAATCCTATTAGATGTTTTTTTGAACAAGCATAATTTAAAAAACTAGTATCAATTTTTTGTTTAAAAAATATATCAGCATCTACCCAGATAATATAATCGCCTTTTATATTTTCTAATGCATGTAAAAAAGCAAAACCTTTTTTTGCAAATTTGACTTCTTTTTTATTTTCTGTTTTGTTGCAAAAATCTTTCCAATTTTTTAAGCATACATGATTCCAGTCATATACTTTTAGTTTGTCTGTTTTTGTAAACTTTGAGTTTATTTTTTCAGCATATAAATGTAACACAAAATTGTCAGGTGTATTTTTTAAAAAACTGTCAATCATAAAACAACCAAACCTATCAAAATAGTATTGGTCCATAGTAGACACAAATTCACATTTGAGTCTTGGATTATTACCTTTTAGTTCAATTGGTAAACTTCGTTTTTTAAATTTCTGAACCAACTGTTCGTCTCACAATATCATTGTGATTAAATTCTGCCCAGTATAATTCAAAAGCTACACCGTCTTCTAGTCCTTCAAACTGATGAATAACACCCGGCTTTACCTGTGTAAAATCGCCTGGACCTAAAATAGTTTCATCAATTAAATTATAATCTTTTTGCCATACACGAACAAGCATTTTGCCGGACTCTACAAAAAATCCATTCCATTTAAATCTATGTTCATGCTCACTACACTTGTAGCCGCCTTTGAACTCAATTCGGTGAAACTCTAACACACCGTTGGCGTGAATAAGTTCAGTTTGTCCCCAAACTTTACCTGCAATCATTTTACTCTCCTTATAATAGTAGACCAAAGTCTATAATTTCACTTTGCCTATTGATATCTTTTACAAAATACACACAGTCTGGATTCTTACTATCTGTAATTGGAACACATAACAAATGTCCATTACGCATCTTAGGAAAATACCATTTTACGTCATTGTAAAAGTTTGTTATTTCAATTTTAGCAAATCTTGGATGTGTTCCAGTTAAAGGATTAAATAAAAATGCTTCAAATCCTCTTTCGTTTAAACTAGTTAAAGGCAAAACTTCTAAGTCACTACCTGATTCGCTACAACCTACAGCAACACACCAATCTAATGGCATTGTGATTTCATTTCCTGCTATATTCAAAACTACAGCAGGTGCATTAAATGATTCTAAAAAAATCAAAGGATTAAAAAAGAAATCAGGATCTTCAGGATTACTATTATCCAATACCGAAAATCTTAAATCATCTTCAATCACTTCTGGTAATGAATTTAATGAAAAACTATGGTTTTCAAGTGTTAATATTCTCATTTATTTCCAATCCACTTTCTCAATTGTGAATGGGTATTCTGCTTCCTTATAAAACTTTTTACGTTGGGTAAGGTGCCGCTTCGCAAACTTACAAGTGCTTGTAAGATCCCATATTTGCACGAAGTCTTTGTCCTTTGCCTTTCTAACGCCTCTACCTATACTTTGAATAACTCTAACAAAACTTTTTCCGGGCTCAATAAGAACAAGGTTAAAAATGCGAGGAATATTAATACCAACAGCAGCGACACCATAAGTGGCAATAACCACGTGATTAGTTCCTTCGTTGATTTCGTCATACGCATCTTTTCTATCCTTTAGTTTTACGTCTCCTTTTACAAAGACTGATCCTGGAATAAGTTCTTGTAGCATTTCGCCTGCACTAATTCTATCTACAAGTATTAGAGTGTTGCCTGATTCTTTTACTGTGTTTAATAATTTGCCTAAGTAATTTATTCTGTCTTGATTTGTAACTAGATATTTTAATTCTTCTTGATAGCCTCTATGTGCCACTGTATCAATAAGTTGCACAATGTTTACGTGACACTGTGATAGCACACCTTTGTCTTGTAATTCTTTTGCTGTAATCTCACCAATAACTGGACCTAAACTTGCATGTATTGATTCAAACTCAAACTTCTCTTTAGGAATAGTTCCTGTTAGTCCCCAACGTATTGGAGCATTTTTTAAGTTGCGTGTAAGCAAGTTTTTCAACACTTCTGCTTTTGCTTGGTGAACTTCGTCTACAATAATTGTGCTCACACCATCTAAGAACTCTGCTAGTGATAATACTGCTGATCCGTCCTTGTGCTTCTTGTCCAGTATGTTTAATGACTGCCAAGTGCAGATGGTGTGAGTCTTACCTAACTCTTTTCTGTCTCCAAAATAAACGCCAACATCAAGTCCGCAATTTATATAGTCTTCTTCTGTTTGTGTTACAAGTGACTTGTTAGGCACAATAACTAAACTGCGTCCATACTTTTCACTCATATGTGATAGTGTAGCAGTTGTAATAGTTTTACCTGCGCCAGTTGCAATCTGTTGCAAGCTCTGGGGATTGTTTGCAAAGTTGTTGATTGCTTCTACTTGATAGTCACGCAGAATGATTTCTTCACCTTCTGCAGGATGCCCTTTGGGCCAACGCACACCTTGATCAGCCCAGTAACGTTCTGTAACTTGTGGAAAATTTAATTTTATTGGATGTCGTCGGTCTTCAATGTCAACAATTTGGACACGATTTTTTTCCAATACAGAAGTAATAACATCAAGATGATTAACGTAGCCTGTGCCGCCAATACCAAAGAAAGCAACTTTACCGTCCCATCGTCCCAATTTATACTGGGGCATGTATCGAGCATAAGGCACTTCAAATTTAAGAGCATTGGAGAGCTTTCGTCTGACATCTACGTCTAGTCCTTCTAGTTTAATATTAACTTCGTCTTCTATAATTAATTTGCAACTAGCCACTAGCTAAATACTCCTGCATAAGTTGGAAAATAGCTAGGACTATCATCATGATATATATGTAAATCACAAACATCATTAACGTATATTCCTAACTGAGTCATCATTCTTGTGCTTGATAATGACAATACACATTGTGGCTTCCAGTCTACAGTAAGTAATAGTTTTGGAAGTTTAGACTTACTTATATATACAATTTTTGTTGATTTGTCAACCCAATTGTTAAGTTTTTTCTTGTGAATATATTCGTTAAAATTTTTATCTTTTTCTCTTGTGTTTTCTTTTCTATATAATACTGATTGATTTTTGTTTTCTACTATATTTCTAAATGCAGTATGTAATGTAACCAGTTGATCATATTCTTCTTCTTTGTCTAATAAACAAAGAATAGGAAATCTTTCTAACACCAGTAAACTTTCTACAATACTGTCAATTGTGTGGTTTTTAGGATCTATACAAATTGCTGTCTTACTACGATGCGCAATATAGTTAGCAAGTGTTGCATCTTTATCGCATGTTATATAATTTAATCCATACTGTCTTTTTCTGTCTAACAGATGTAATCTTTCTTTTTTGTCAATAAAGTTTATACCTTTTTTTGGAATATTTTTTAGTTGATTATTCCATAGTCCTGCAATGTGTTTGCCAGGTTCTTGTTTTATTTCTAAAATTTGTTTGTAATATTCTATTAGTTTTTTATCTATTTCAAAATCTTTTTTGACAAATATTTCACACACATCAAATACTGTAGATTCATTTAATTTAAAATAGTGTTCATGTGAACCTTTTTCATGCCAATATTGTTTACGGTTTTTGGTTGCTACAGCATCAATTTTTAAAATATCTTTTTTGCTAAAAGGAAATCTAATTTTGATCCATTCTCCTTGTGAATCTGGTTTGGGAGAACCTTCAATAATTTTTACATATTTGCTACGGTCAATTTTACGTAGTGGCATACGTAAACTAGAAATTGCTGGTTGAAAATTGTTATATCCGTTACCAACAAACTGTGATTCATACATAGATAGTTTGGTTTGCATCAATGAAAATTGTCTGTCTGTTAATGCTTTACCTTTAAAAACTTGTCGGGCAATACTGTTTATAATAGTTTTATCATCACTGTCTATATTAAATTTGCATAGAGCATGAGTCCGCACTAAGCCAGTAATTATTTCTAAACAATCTTCGATAGTTTCTAATTTTGTATTCATAATATACTATAACACTTTATAAACATTTAGTCAATCTTTTCAATGGCATACCAGCAGCTATTTCATCTACTGTGTATTCTGTCCAAGCATAATCATTTAACCATTGTGTTCTATCAGGCATCAAAGGATTTTCAATATCATGTAAAAAATCTATATCATTGCCTACATCATAAGCAAGAGAAGAAGGACTAACAAAAGCAGGAACGCCTTGGATGATACTATGACACCCAGGATTGCTACTGTAACTAACAGTAGCAAATATATTACTAAACCCCATATCAAAATCATCATAAGTGCCTGCAATATGTCTTGGCTCCTGTCTTTCAACATAACGCAATCCACGTTCTATGTGTTCTAGCCTACAACGTGGATGTGGTCTAAACAAAATAGGACGGTCAGTATACTTGCGTATTTCGTCATATGTATTTAAGAACCAATTGCTCATGCGTGGCATGCCTTGCCATTGTAGACTTTTATCATGCTGTCCGCATATAAGAATATATTCGCCATTTCTACGCCAAGGCTGTAATTCAAGTCCTAACGCTTTTGCTCTCGACTCATCATTTCCTCTATCACCGAAGTAGGCATCACGGTTGATTCCATTGATTCCAACCTTCCACGTTTTGCCTCTTTTGATTCCTCCGACTTCAAGGACGATAATCGGTCTGTTATGGGAAACACAATAGGACCAAACACTTTGGTTCCTAGCCATTCTGCCATGAAAAAGAACGCTCCAAATAACATGAACATCGGCATGCCCAAGATTATCACTGTTGCTAATACTCCAGCCATTGCGAACAATAGAATCGCCAAAAGCCCGAAAAATATCTTTGGAATTAAGTGCACCGTATTCTGTCCATAATCTAAATTTCATAGTTAAATAGTAGCATATTTATCAAGGATTGTCAATGTCAATTACAGTGGTTTCAACATTTCATCAACCAGTTTATGAATTATACGGAAAAAGATTTTTAGAAAGTTTTAGTCAAAACATTGACAAAGATATAAATCTAATCCTATACGCAGAAGATTGCGATCCTAAAATCAAAGACTCTCGTATACAAATATTAGATCAAAAACAAAGTTTGCCAAAACTAGTTGCCTTTAAAGAACGTTGGAAAAATGAACCTAAAGCAAACGGAAAATGTCCGCCTGAAATAAAAGCACGTAGACCTAAAGACTGGCACAAAGAATTTAAATGGGATGCAATACGTTTTGCAAATAAGGTATATGCTGTTTTTGATGCTGCTGAACGTTGTAACACAAATTGGATTGTGTGGATGGATGCTGATACTTTTGTGCATAGTCCATTTCCTTACAAAGCATTTAAAAATTTGTTACCAGACAGAGCATGGTTAGCTTATATGGGCAGAGGTAAAAAATGGCCAGAGTGCGGGTTTTATGGAATAAACTTGCGTAATGAAATTGGTCTTGAATTTTTACAAGAATTCGAACACGTATATGAACATGCTGAATATGGTATTTTCCGTATGGAAGAATGGCACGATAGTTATGTGTTTGACGAAGTTTTAAAGAAAATAAAAAGAAAACACCCAAACGGCATCATCAATAATATCAGTGGTAATCTAGTTAATGGTGAAGGTCATCCTATTATTAACAGTGAACTAGGTGCATATCTTGATCATCTTAAGGGCGATAGAAAACAAATTGGTAAAAGCAACAAGCCTAGAGATTTAATAGTAAACCGTCAAGAAAGTTATTGGACAAACTGACGCATATGACGCCAACAACTACCGTCTTCTAATTCCCGTAAACTCCAATGAAACATACTAATCCGTTCTAGCCAACGTTCTCTATCAAATTCTTTAGGTGACTCTAAGTTTTCAAATCCGTGATGTGCAACTTCTGCGCATTGACTTTTACTTGGATCAGTGATAAACGCTGGATACCCTTTTATAATTGGTCCTACAATACTGCTGCTATTATGATTAACTACGGCATAGCATTGCACTAGATCAGCTTCTAATGGAGTGCCTTGTCTGCTGATACTTACATTTGGCATTTTTGCAATTGGAGAGTTATGAGGGTGTAAATAAACTCCAGCTTTCTTATCACCTGGATGTGCTCTTACAATAATATGTCTTGGACTGTGTTTCCTTATTTCTTTTACAACATTTTGAATCCAAGACACAACATCATATCCTCCCATGCTCCATCCTTTATTACGCTGACAACACAATACAATATGTCTACCTCTTTTAGGATCTTCTAATCTAATTCCTAAATCATTTTGTATTTGTTGCCAACGTTTTGGATCAGGGTTAGTATCGCAATAATTTCCTGTGTTTGGAAATACGCCATCAAAGCTATATCTCAAATAACAATGTGGTTGATTTGTTTTTGTATGATATAAAAACAAATTGCTGTCTGCTGTAATGACATGTTTGTTTTGTGTTCTGTCAATTACACTTTGACGTAATTTTAAATGTGGTGCATTTTTTCCTACTTCGTGCTGCCAGCCTTGTATAACTCCAACATCACAATCGATTAAATTATTACTTTTGTGTAAGATGCCTATATCACCAGCTGAATTTACGCCATTTACAAACTTTTCTAAAAGTAAATATTTTTCTTTGTTGTTGTTTATTGTAGGAACAACATTGTAATAACTAACGACTTTCATTTAAAATACGCCATGCTGTTCCGTTACGCATTTCTTGTGCCGTGAATTGGCAATATGCTAAGTGAGCTGCGTAAGCATATATTTGATCAGGATCGTGTATATTCAGCTTGTTGAGTTCACTGATTTTTGTGTTACACAATACTGTTGCAGCATTAGGTGCTAAAGCAATAGCTGGTCTGTTTGCAAGTATTGCTTCTGTAGCAGCTATACTATTGTATGTAATTAAACAGTATGCTTTATCAAGTGCTTTCCAAATTGTGTCTGTTGTAACTCTTACACTACGATCAGGTTTTTTTCTAATAACTATTTGTCTATCAGTGTGGGCTCTAATCTGGGCAGTAGTTATTCTAATCCAGTCTTCTAAACTTTCTCCGTAAAACTTCATTACTTTTTCGCTCGGAGGACATACTAAAATGTATTCGCCTTCTCTGTATTTTGGAACTTTATAACGCCATTTTGATATTCTGTCGTGTGGACGAGAAATGATTTCGCCTTGCTGTTGTAAAGCATTTTTAGTTATACGATGATATTCTTTTTTTGTTGTAGGTTGATAATATCCTGTATCGATAGCATAATAATCTCTATTGTTTTCAATACAATATTTCAGTGCTTTTTGGCCACCCCCGCCTAGTCCTCTAATAATTAATGTATTATCAGTTCCTTTTTCTCTAGTAAATTCACTGATATAACCGCCGGCACCGATTATAAAATCGCTAATATAAGGATCATATTCTAATCCTTTCTTTTCGTAATTAAATTCGCCCTGTGTTGGTGCTATGCCTGCAACTTTGATTCCCATTTTATTTTCCTCAAATGTTTTAATTTCTTCCTTAGATTTAAAATAGTTTTCACTAGGATCAATCCAACTGTTTACTTTTGCTTTAAAGTAATTTATGATATGAGGAGGATAACTTAAATCATTAACAGTAATTACTTTGTTTATATTAGCTTCTAATTTTTTTTTTGATTCCTCTAGTTCGTATTCTAGATAGTTTGCTTTTCCTTTATACCATTCTTTTGCGTATTCACAGTCTTGATATTCTTCAAACCACGGACCGCCTTCGGTGTAGTGCAATGCTTTTGGAGTGCCGTCTTCTGGTTCCTTATACCAACCAACAAGCCAATTCCATTCGTGACTAATTTCTCCAATTTCTTCGTCCTTTAACCAACTAAATCTATGTAAAAACGCACCAGTTTTACGTTCGTCATTTACAAAATCTTTTGTCACAACAGCATTTGCTGGATGTTCACAATTAATTAGCATCATGCTTGACCAATTTTTTCTTGGATATTGTGTTTGTTGCTTTCCGTCCATTTTAACACCTTCCTTAGGTGTATAATCGTGCTGGGCACACATTATAGCATACTTGTCGTCTCTTTGGTCGTATAACTTTTTTATATCATCTAAAAACACAAAATCACAATCTATAAAAAGTGCCCAACCTTTAAAATTACACAGTTCTGGTATTAAAAATCTTGTAAAGGTAAATTCTGTAGATGCAAGTGCGTCTACAGGTCTAGTGTATATGCCGGCTTTCCTCAAATCTTTTTGTTTTAATGGTTGTATGTCTACCGGAATGCTAGACTTTTCAATAATAGTTTGCTTTGCAACTTGATAAGCAATATCTTCTCTGCTGTCCCAGCCTACAAATACTTTCATTAATCTCTTCTTTCTATATCATCTTCAGTCAGCTCTTTGCCTAGCCAAACTTCAATTACTTTAGCATCTTTGTTATCTATGTTTACTGCTTTATGCCACCAACCTACAGGTATATCAATACTGTCTCCTGGGACTAGCAAGGTGCTAGTTTTGTTACCTCGTTTGTCTTGTAAAAACATATTAATAACACCGTCTACAACGTGCCAGTGTTCACTGCGTTTAAAGTGTCGTTGATCGCTAAGAGATTTGCCCTGGTAAAATGTAAGTTCTTTGACTTGCCATTCGCCGTTGCGATCTAATACCTTGTATTCACCCCAAGCACGTTTAGTTATAGGCTTGTCCCAGTTTTTTAGAATCCAACTACTGCTGTTCTTTTTATCTTCTCCACCTACACCAAAAACAAACTCAACATCAGGATGATTACCGTATACTTTTTGTTCCGGTATGTCTCCGTTGATTCTATCTCCACCGTTAGCAACAATTATTTTTCCAGTAGTTGTTTGTAGTAAATATCCAATAGCTTTGCTAGTTCCTCCTGTATCATCGTCAGAAACTAGCATTACGTTGTCAACCATTTCTAAATTTTCAATAATTTTAGCACGTTCTTCAAAGGGCATAAATGCTTGCCCTTTTTTACGAACCAACCATGGATCGCTATTCACTCCAACTACGAGAGTGTCTCCTAATTGTTTTGCTGCTTTAAAATATTCAATATGTCCGCTATGAAGTGGATCAAATCCGCCAGATACAAATACTGTTGTCATAAAGATATTTAATCAACGCCACCCAAAGATATAGTCTTTTCTGACATTGGTAATTTCGTATGCACCATATGATTTTAAAAACATACCTGCACATTCATTTGTGTCGGCTTGTTGTTCACAAACTATAATTGGTTTGTATTTAAGTATTGTGTTCATTGCACCTTTTAAAACTTCAAGTTCATGTCGTTCACAATCTATTTTAAGTAATCCAAATTTTGGCAGATTTAAATCGTCTAATCTTTTTATTTGTATACTACCAGTGCCAACTTCACTTACAAAACTACCACCTGTGTTTTCTGCATCGTATACCATTTCAACTGTGCTGTTTACACTGCCTAATGCAAATCTATTGATATCGACTGGCAATCCGTTTACATTACGCTCAAGACAAGTATATACTTGTTCGAGTGGTTCAAATGCAATTACACGATCAAATTTTCTAGTTAAAGGTTTTGCCCATAAGCCTACATTTGCGCCAACATCAATTGCTAAACTAAAATCATCAACGTATCTATACGCTACATCTCTTACATCGTCTTGATATTCAGGCGGCCCACCTTTTTTGATACGCTTTGCAATCAAGCGTTCGAAATGATTATCTGAATTAGGCATCCAATAGTTATAAACTAATTTCATTTTTTTAACACTGTAATATACTTTTGAACATAGATTCCAAATTTTTCTACAAGTTTTTTCTTTGTAGTTTTTTCATACTGTGTATTCCATTTATACTCAGAAAGTTTATGTTTCCACCATGTAGGTTCTTCAATAATTAAGTGTGCATTTCTACCATCACTTAATTTCTTCTTAGCTGGATGACAAGCAATTAGATGATATTGATATTTTTGTGCTCTTGCAAAAAGATCTTTTAATGTAGCTTCTAATAAGTCGGGTTCTATATGCTCTAAAACATCGCTACTATATATTAAATCAACTTGATCTGGCAACTGTATAGGACTTGTTACTGGATCATATGTGTATAATTTAATATGTGGATATTTTTCTTTTATTGTTAATGATGTTAGACCTTTACCACTACCAAAGTCTAACATACTTTGTATTTCGCCTGAGTCAAGTAATTCTACAACAGGTTTTGGTATTTCTTTACCACTTCCAAATGCAGACTTACTATGTAACTTTTCAAGTTCTTTTAAATATTCTTTACTATGTGCCATTATAATGTCGCGTCTTCCATTCCTGCTACACGTAATTTTACAACATTAGTTATCTGCCATTGCTTTTGATCGAGAGCTTTTAAAACGCCTAACCATTTGTTACGTAATAATGCAAATTCGTTTATAATCTTTTCATAATCAACAACGTCAGCTTCTCCGTCTACGTAGCGTTCTACATCGCGACTGCTTAATGCACGTTGATAGTTTTCAAGATATTTTTTAAAATAAGAGCTACGCAATCTGCGTAGCTCTATATTTAAATAGTTTAGAATTGCTTCAATTTCTTGAAGTTGATTGAAACGATGTTCAACAATACCTGGCATTTCAGCTGCTGCTTTTTCAACATTACCTACTAACTTACATTCTTTTCTTGCTAAATCTAATTCAGTTTCAAAGTGTTGTATTGCAGAAGGAATTTTGCCAATGTTTCTTGATACTTCAGAATACCATCCCATTATTCATCCCATTCGTAGTCATCATCGTAGTCAACATCGCTGTCATCTTCTAAATAGTATTGTATTGCGGCATCTAAAATTTTATCTGTGCCTAAGCATTCTTTTAATGTTAAATCATCAACACCATAGTCTGCTAACATATCAATAAATTTTTCTGCTACAATATCGATTTGTTTTTTGTCTAAATAATTTTTAAACAAGTTCCAAACATCAACTATTTGATCTTCATTCATTGACTACAGGCTCCTCGTCATGGTCTACAACTTCTTCGATTGCATTGTCGGTATTTACCATCTGTGCTTCTTTTTGCGGCATATCTGCCATGACCATTTCGAGTAGTTCACCTGTCCAGTTCTTGCGATATTCTAGTGTTTCTTCTCCGGCGCTATCAATATACTTGTAGCGATTACCTTGTTTTTCTAATAGACCTTTTGCTTCAAACAAATCAAAAAGTCCACTATATGGATCCATTCCTGTTTCATAAGGAATTTTTACTTGCACACCTTCAAACGGTTTAGCGTAACGTGTTTTCATAACTTTACACCCTGCACGAATACCGTTGACTGTGCTAGTTTTATTACCATCTGCATCTTCTTTTAATTTTAGCTTCTTCATGGCAACAACAATACTAGAAGCATAGATAAAGCCTTGACCGCCTGAAATCTTATCATCCGGATCAAACATATCTTGCGATGCATATGTATGGTTAGTTGCAACTAGTCCAACGTTGTGTGAACCAAACATGTTTACACAATTACGGACCAATGCAGTAAGTGCCTTGGGCTTTCTACCCATGTCACCTTTCATGTCACCTTTGCTAAACTGATCAACATCAGTAGGTGTCAACAACATACCTAAACTATCAATAACAAATAATACTTTAGGACGATCGTCTTCATCCATGCTTTTGTAATCTGCCATAAATGTTGATACTGTTTTAGCAACGTCATCGATCATTGACATGTTTAGTTTAAGTAGTTTGCTCTCAGATGTATCTACATCAAGAGCTTGCAACCATGCTTCGTCTAATGCATTTTCGCTGTCAATAAGAACAACAAAAATACCTTGATCTTGTGCATGTTTTACAATATTTCCAGAACAAAAGTAACTTTTACCTGCGCCACTTTCTCCTGCAAAAACAGACACTTTACCTAGTGGAATACCTTTTTTAAAGTCTCCACTAATTAAATAGTTAAGTGCATAAGAACCTGTGCTGATCCAATCTGTTGGATCATTAAAGCCTGCACTCATACCAGTGATACTCTTTGTAAGTTGTGTCCTAAACTTACTAGGATCAAAAGATTTTGTAGCCATACATACCTCCTAAAAAGCGTAAAGGCTGTAGACTTGTTTACTAAAAAACAAGCCTACAGCGTTGTTTTTACTGATTTTGACGTGCTCTGATCATTGCAAGAATGTCGCTTGCGCCGCCTGCAGATTCAGCAGGTGCTGCTGCTGGAGCAGGTGCTGCTTCTGCTGCTGCTTCTTCAGTTGACTTAAAAGGAATGTCATCTTCTACTGGAGAAGGTGTTGGTGCTGCTGGTGCTTGTGCTACTGGGTCACCTGTTCGTGCAGCCATTCCGCTAGGACGGAAATAATTGCTCCAACGATCTGGATCATATACTTCACCGTCTACACTTGCTTCAAACATTTCAGTAAGAACTTTAAGCTCAACTTCGCCTGGTTTTTTAGGAAGGAAGTCGTTTAGATTAAACAGACCGTGTGTGTTTACTGCTGCCATCTCTGCATCACCTAGTGGACGCTCTCTACGTGCCCAATTACTTGCGCCATAATCTGCATAACCGCCTTTGGTTCCTTTTGACAAACGGAAATCTACACCAGCAGTATAATCTGTTGGTAGTTCTTCCATATCAGGATCCATTAGTGCTGCTTTGATTAATTGGAAAATTTGTGGACCAATGATGAATCTACGAATGGGATTCTCTGGTTGAGAATCTTCTTTTAATGGATCATCTACAACAAAACCTTGGAAGATGTAAGAACGCTTTTTCCAATACTTACGACCCATGTCTTCAAGACTTGGATCTTTGAACCAACCACGCACCTCTTGTAGGATTGGGCAAGATTCACCATACATTTCCATACATGGAACTTGCACTTGAACTGGGCGTGAACTTGTATCGCCTTTTACACCCGCAAATGGAAGTTTGATCATCAAACGTTCTTTCCAGAAGAAAGTGTTTGATGCATCGCCATCAGGCAAGAAACGCAACGTTGCAGTGTCGCCTTCTTTCATATTCCAAAATGGGTAAATTGCGTTGTCGCCGCCGCTTGAACTTGTGCCTGATGCACGGTTCTCTTGTTCTTTTAGTTTTGCTCTAATTTCAGCTAATGATGCCATAGTTATGCCTCCTTATAATTGCCTATGCATTTGTGCCTAAGTGTGTAGCACATAATAGTTATACTACACAATCTATTTATCATTGTCAAGTGTTTTTTTGACAATAATATTAAAAAGTTAGCCGATTAACTTAAACCGGCTAACGATTTTAATCTATCTAGTGCGCCTGGTTTTTTTGGTTCTTGTGCTTTTGGTAGCTCTGCTGATTTTTCAGTGTCTTGTGCTGCCATACGTTTT